TCGGCTTGAATGCTTGCGCCAGAAAACGCTCCACATCCTCACGTCGCCAACGCGGCCGGCCGAACACATATGCAGGCGCAGGAAAGCGCCCGGCCTTCACGTGGCGATCGACGGTCGAAACGTTGACGCCTGTCAGGGCAGCCACTTGCTTTTTTGTCATTAGTTCAAACGGCTTCATGACTGAGCCTCCTTCTTTTTCTTCTCAAGCAGGACGTCCATCACGTCTCGCTTGGTCTTTAATCGTTCAAGTACCACCTCATCCATCGTGTCTTTCGCGACGATGTAGTAGACGTAGACCGGCCGTTCGTGCCCTGCCTGCTTCTGGCGAGTGGGGCCGATGCGTTCGATGATCTGGTCGTGGTGCTCCAAGTTCCACCCGGCGCTAAAGAAGACGAGAATGTTTCCGCCGTCCTGCATCGAGAGACCGTGACCGCACGACGCGGGATGCGCCAGAAGAAGGGGGATCTTCCCCGCATTCCAATCGCGCAGCGTCTTCGGGTTCTTATCTAGCAGCTTGGCTTTCGGGAAGGACCGCTGAATGCGAATTGCCTCGTGCTTAAACTGGTAGCTCACAAGTATCGGCATGCCGCCGGCTTCTTCCACAATGGAGCGGAGCGCCTCGAGCTTAGCCTTATGGACCTCCTCGAATGATTCCCCCTCGGTATAGACCGCTCCGCTCGCCAGCTGCAGACACTTGCCCGATTTAACTGCGGCGTTCATCGCTTCGATTTCCGTGCCGGATTCAAGCTCAGCCAAAAACTCACGCTCGAGTTTTGTGTAAAGGCGCCTTGCCGTGTCGGGCAGGTCAACCGCGACGGTGGAGAAGATCGGCTGCTTCACATCGAACCACTCCTCCGCATTGATCTTCAGCACGATGTCACTGATCTTGTAGTGGATCAGCCGATCGGCACCGGGGAGCGGTTCGTAACGCACGGCCAACGGGGACGAGCCCACACGCACCTGGCGAAAGAACCTTTCGTGGTAGACCGTCATCGACTTCCCTAGCCGGGCGCCTTGGTCAAGGAAGTAGATCTGCCCCCACAAATCTTCAAGCCCGTTGGGCGCCGGCGTGCCCGTAAGCTCGATGAAACGGCGGATCTTCGGGAGCGCCTTAGCCAGTACGCGTGCACGCTTGGAGCCTTGTCTGGCACGCAGGCCTTTCAGTCGCGTGGCTTCGTCGGCTACAACTATTGCAAACGGCCACTCCTTCCCGCGGCGTTCAAGCTCTGAGGTAAGCCACTCCAAGTTCTCGTAGTTCATCGTGTAGATATCCGCGTCCTTATCGAGCGCTGCGCGACGCTGAACGGCAGAGCCGCAGATGACAGAGACCCGAGTGCCCTGCAGATCATCCCACTTGGCGACCTCATCCGGCCACGTGGACTGCGCCACGCGAAGCGGAGCGAGGACAAGGGCGGGGCCTTCGCCCCACCATTCCTGCAGGTGCCGAACGGCCATCAGTGTGGAGACCGTCTTCCCAAGCCCCATGCCCGCGTAAAGCGCGCAGCGTTGGTGCTTGAGGAGGAAGTCAATTGCCATACGCTGGTACAGCCGAGGAACAAATTTCATAACATGCTCATCGACAATACGGAAAAGAAGGAGCAAGACGCCAGGGCAAGCATTACCGCGTTGACGATGACGCTTTGCCAATCGCGGAGCCGAATGGCCATGGCCAGCTGAGCTCCGCAAAAGAAGCCAAATGCGACGCACCCAATGGCCGCAACGATAAGCAGAATAACTGTAAGCAGATCAGCCATGGTTATCTCCAATCAGGATGGATTGAGCGCTGCTCGATCGTGTGCGCGATATGCCGAAACACATACGCCACTGAGCACTCTGAGTCACAGACGTAAACTCGTGTGCCAGTACGCCGAATGCGCTCATGCTCACGCGCCTGTACTGGCGTCGGCATCTGACCGGGCGCCTTGCACTCGACAAAGAAGAGTGTGCTCGGCGCCAGCACCATGCGGTCTGGAGCGCCGACGCGCCCTTCGTACGCGATCTTTCTCTGCTCCCACCCGCGCTTGTTGCACTCGCGGATGAGCGCTTGTACGACGGCACCTTCAGGCGTTGTTGTCATCGGACTTCTCCTTGCGCTCACGTTCCTCAACAAGCCGGCCCAACCCGGCAACCGCTCCCCTGATCACCGCAATAAGCGCCGTGAGATACGCCTGGTGCTCCCGCAGCGTTTCCGTCGGGGCGTCTTCCGAGAAGGCCTCCCGCAGAATCTTGTCCGCAGACCGCCAGTCGTCGCCTAAGACCGCCAGCGCGAACGCCTCGGGGACAAGGCCCGCCTCATCCATCCACTGCGCGAATTGGCTGTCAGACATGCTGTACCTCCTGACTGTTAAGCCCGTTGATGCGGGTGTTGACGCGTTCAATCACCTCAGTTACCGCTTCAGCTTCAATGACGAAGCCGTCTGGGCGAAGCTTGCACAACCCCGAAAGCAAGGGGAAACGCCAGCAAAACAGCTGGAGATGCACGCCTGCGGTTTCGCGCAATCCGTACGAGTTGTCGAAGCGGGGAAAGCGATAAATCGCCACGTCGCGGAAGCGCTTTAGCCACCACACCGCCTTTTCGAGATCCTGCTTTTCCGAGCCCTTGTACGGGGCCCGCAGGATGTACTCCACCGCGGACGCCAGAGGATGCGGGAGAAGCTCAGTCGCGTCGACCGGCTCCAACGTAATGCGGCAGGCCGTGTAGTGCGAGGGGTGATTCACCATGTCAGTCTTTTCTTTATCCATTCTTTTTCTCCTTTTAAGCTTCGGCCGCGTTTCAGGAATCGGCCTTGCCTCGCGCCTCAGCCAATGCCTCAACGAAGGCGTAGGCGACGCAGACAAATCCGTCCGCCAGCTCGACAGGAATGCCGGCCCCAGAAGCCGCGCGTTCAGCGGCCTTTATGAGGTCCTTCTCCTTACTGGCCCCGATAAGCATCGCAAGTGTCCACAGCGTGCCGCCCAAGGGATCGCTGGGGTTGACGACAGTCGCACTGGGTAATGTGCGAAAAACGGTGACAAGATCGGCCACGAGTTTTGGGGGATAACTAAGCTTCTTCTTCGGCATCTGAAAGCCTCTCGTCGTTAATGAAATAGGTAGGGGTTGGATCGATGATGGCAACTTGTGTTTGCTCAAGCGGTATGCGCCAGATGAGCCGACCCAAGTTGTCGGTTTTGTAGTAGCCGGGCACTGCTCGGCCATTGACAAAAGCCACGCCGCGACGGTGCCAGAAAGCCTTCTGATCCGCCTTCGTGACGGAGCTCTTGTCAGCCAAATAAAACTCATGGACCCGCGGAAGCCTGATCTTGCTGGCTGCGTACTGGCTGCGGATGAGCTCGCTTCTACGTTCTGCGGTTTTTGTAAGCTCAAAGTACATGTCGATAGCCGCTTGAATCGGCCGCACTAAAGCAACGCGGTCTTCATGCGTGAGCGGCTTGCGCACTGCCGTGCCGGGACGTCGGGCGGCCAAGGCGTCCCCCGCTCCTGCGTACAGTCCGGACAAGCACGACGAGGCCATGAGCGTCAGCACTCGGACAATCGCCGTCTCCTCAAATTGGAGCGCGTACACCCACAAGTTTCGCAAGACCGTGTCAATGTTCGCGTAGTCGCCTATGTCTTCGGTGCCGAGCTGCACCAAGTCAAGCGAGTGCATAGCGGCCTCCCGCAGAAACTCCCTTTCGCAGTCCGGTAGATCGCCAAGTGTCACGTCGGCGATTACGGGCATGATGCGCACTGGCTTAGGCCTGTACTTTTTTCTGGGCTTCCCCATTTTTTCTTCTCCTGCGAAGACGCGGATTCTTGCGGCGCCGCATGCGCCAAAGCGGTTCGGGTCCTTTGTATGACGATGTCGTATCTGGTTTAGTCGGGCGCTCGTTCGAAGGAGGCTCTCTGAAAACGAGCCAGAGGAACCAAGCGAAAACAGCCACGCTCGCCAGCCAAACGGCCACGGCATAGATGCTGCTGGCCACGCTTAGCTCTCCTGAAGAAGCAGCAGGACAGCATCACGCCAAAGAATTTGAAACCCGTTGTGGCCGTTGCGTTCATAAGGGCGGTTCTCGCCATACCGGACGCCCGCTTCGGTCAGACGCCAGCCATTTTCAAGAGGCTCGATAAGCCCGAGAACGGCAAGTTTTTTGTTCACGGCCTTAGGGCCCAGCGGCGGCGTGCAGCGTTTGCCTAGCTCGGTTGGGTTGAAAAGCGCGGCTTCCTTAACCGGAACGGACGGGATAACCGCAAGGAGCGGCGCAGTGTCTATGCCTATCGTTTTCTCCACACTGGCGAGTGCATGCACGGCCATGCGCTCTTTCGGCACGTGAAACTGCTTTGACAGTCGATCGGCAAGCATGAAGATGCAGGACACCTTGTCAGACAAGATATTTGCTGCACTCTGCTGCGCCTTCTCTTTCGCAACGCGTTCACATTCGATGAAGTAAAGACGCGCCTCCTTGCCCCTCGGCGTGCGTTCGACCATGCAAAGTTCTTTGGCCATGCTGAGCGTGAGAAAGTACTCTTTCGCCTTTCCTCCGCCCGCTAAAAATTTAGCGACCGTTGTAAAGTCCTGACCCTCAACGAATCCAAAGTCGTCAATACGGTTCTTGACCCAATCTCTGAAATGAGACTTCACTTCAAGGAATGCATGCAGGTCACGAGCGCTGCAAGTCTGTATCGTCTCACCGTTGATGCTGTTGATTGAGAGTTTGATGATTTCCGCCATTTCACTTGCTCCATAAAAATTAATCTTTCCGGTACCTGAACGATTCAAATTCCGCCGAGCACTACGTCAGCGAGCGCCGGCATGATCCGTACGGGCTTAGGCTTGTACTTTTTTTCTGGGCTTTCCCATTTAGTCCTGCCCTGAAAAATAGCGGCGTGCGCTTGACCAGCCGCGGAAGTTGCTGGAGTAGTAAGGGGAAAACTTCGCCCATGCCTGATGCTCAAAGGGCGAAAGATGCCCTTCCTCCCACAGACGGTTGGCGAGCGCCAAGTCTTTTTCTTTGTCGGGCGCTTTCCCGTCGTGCGTGAGATACGAAACTCGTGCGCATCGCGCTGCGCTGATCATCGCGGCCACACAGTCTTCGTCTCCGACGGCCCCGCTGACATCCCAGTCGATGTAGGGAAGATGAATGCGGCCGACGACAGACGTGCTCTTATCAATAGCGATACGCATCGCTCGGGCAAGGTCATACATTTCCGGCTGAACGTGCGCTTTATCGAGCCGAAGCTTGAAGAAATTGTCCCAGTCGGTCGCCGTGACGAGCGTGCGGATATACATGAAGGGCTCAAGATAACGGTTCGCCTGCTGTTTGCTGACGCCGCGTTCCATAAGCCGCCGCACGACGGAAGTCGTCATTTGCCGAAGCAGCTTGATGTCCGACGCGATGGCCGCCGCATCCTCCGCGCCGAACGGCTCACCGCCCGCCATGCCCGGCTTGTTCTTAAGCCACTGGGAGGGGACGTAGGGGCGGCGCTCCACCTCTTCGAGGCAGGTGGCGACGGGCGTCGCACGAGAACTGGCCGCATTGCGACTGAACACCCGGTGCGTGAGAAACTCCGCGTGGATAATGCGCGGATAAACGAGCTCGAGTGTCATGATGCGGCCGCCCGTGCGCTCGGCCATCGTGTCAGCGATTACCGTAGCGGTTGCACAGCCGATCACGGTAGTCGTATCGTTTGTTGTGTGGTACATGGTTAGTCCTTCCGATACCGAAGCGATTCAAACCCCGCCGCGGCAAGCGGCAGTCCGGCCGCCCACTTCGGAAGACGGCACATAATCTTTTCCATGCGCTCAGCGCTGAACGCGGCAGTGTCGGGCACCTCACAAATCGCTTCGTCATGGACCGTGAGCACGGTCTGATAACCCTCAGCCTCCAAGTTCAGAAGCGCTTCGCACAGAAGGTCGCAAGCCGCAGCCTGGGTAACGTTTTCACAGTTATGAACAATCACAGGGCCTTCTTCGCCGAGGACGACGAAGCGGTTGCGGGGGCCGCAGTTGGTGAGGTCGTAAACCGTCTCGACACGTCCGGCTTGGCAAACAGCTGTCCCCTCGGAACACCGTGCGCCAAGCGGTAGTACAGCGTGGTTAACCCGATTCCGGTTTCGGCTGACCACTGCGTTAGCGGCTTTCCATCTACCTTCCTTGTTCGCCGGCGATTGTTGCAATTCACTTTTCGTGTTGCCCACCGACAGTTCTCCCGGCTGTACCCCGCGTCGTTGTTGATACGGTCTAGGTCCAACCCCTTTTTCCAAGTAGCCCCCATGTCCGCCCAAAACGCCTTGAAAGAGTGCTCCCACTCCGGGCAAACTGTTATCCCCCGGCCGCCGTAGTTTTTGTATGCCGGGTGCCTGGGATCCTCGCAACGCTGTTTCATCGAGTGCCACACCCCGAAAGCGGGGTGTTTGCTCATGCCGTGTGTTCGATTCTTCCGCGCGATGGTCTCCGCCCGTTTGCATCCGCAAGATGCGGTAATCCCGCGTTTTGCCATCCTCGTAAGTTCCGTCCCCTGAACTACTTTGTGCCGCCCGCAAATGCAGCGGGTCTCCCACAGCGCTTTCTTTCCGTCCGTCCCAACAAAGCGCAACGCTGTCAGGTAGCCGACACGGAACCCGGTTAAATCTCGAATGGTCTTTCGCATCCTTCCACCCTTCAGTAGTAAGTACCTTGTGATCTGGCGTCATCCATACGCCGTAGGCTTTAATGCAAAACTTTTGACCGTTGCAAACCACCCCGCTTTGCTGAACCCAAGCCACGCCGTCCCATACTTTGTCTGCCGCCGTGATGGCCTCAATCGGCCGCCATCCTTCTTGCGTTAAAACCGGAGTCCCTTTGGCAATGCAATACTTTCCGCCCCATGACCGAATACGCGCCCACTTTCGGCTTACCTGAGCAACGCCGAAGTAGCTGATCCCGTCGTCGTCTATGCGAGGGGAGGGGTAGATGAGGTACCTGCCGGAAGGCAGACGTACCCGCATATAATTTCCTTTTTTATCTACGATAATGTGCCGGCCAACACGCACAGGGCCGCCTTCGATAACCGCCTGCCGAACACCGGCATCCATGTCGTACCAAAACTGCACGATCTGGGCGTTGGCTTTGCGCCAAGCTCGCTTCACCGAGTCGCAGGCGAGGAAAACTTCCTTGTCCATGCCTTCGGTGAAGCCGCCTAGCAGCGCCTTGGGGTACCACTCGCACGCTTCCGCCCAGATAGCCGGACTGATCGAAGACTTCACGGCATCCGCCATGTCGTGCAGGTCGATGCCGTAGGCGAGAGCGAACGTACGGAAAGCGCCGGCGCCTCCGCCATAGCCCATGCCAAGCTCTAGCACTTTGCCCATCTGGCGCTGCGCTTTCGTGACGGTCTCCGGCTTGACGTTGAACGCACGGGCATAGGTCAGCTTGTACAGGTCGTGCCCGACGCCGGCGTCAAAGTCACGAAAAGCCTTAAGCTTCCATTCTTCTCCGGCAAGCCATGCCAACACACGGCCTTCTACGTTTGAGTAATCGGCGACGACGAGCTTCTTCCCCTTGGGTGCGATGATGAGCCCGCGCAAAAGGTTCGAAAGAACGGGCATCGGATCTTCATAGAACGTGTCCAACAGTCCTCCCTTCGTGGCCTCGATGGCAAACTCAATCTCATCATTGCGCATCGTCGGACGAGCCAGATTTTGCGGCTGGAAGATACGTCCCGAGTTTCCCGTGACCCAAACTCGGCCGTTTCGGCGGACGACAAAGAAGCCCGTGGGTGTCTTGGCACAGTAAACCCGACCGTCGAACTCGGTGGTTGTTGGCGCTTCTGTCAGACGGTGGCCTTTGCCGGGCGTCGACCAAATATTTACGACATAGCAGTCTGACCAATGCGCCTTTGCCGGCTTTTTAATTAGGCAAGTCGCGGTGCGGCCGGATAAAACCGCAAGAGCCTGAATCAAATCCGCGTTGTGTTTGGACTTTGTGCAGTACTGAATGGAATTCGGCCCGCAGCGATACCCATCCCACTCGGGGAGCTCATCGAAAATAACGTCCGAACTTTCGTTGAAGAGCCAAAAATCGAATTCCTTCCCCTTAAACAACCGAAGCCAGAGGGGGACAAAGCGAGACAGAATCGCAATGCGCGTCACACCGCTTTCGTAAGAGTCGACCACAAACGGCACGCCAACCCTGCGCAGAAGCATCTTGCAACGCTCGACCTTGCGGGCCTTTTTAAAGTTGTACACAACCTGACCGTCCTCAGTAAAGCGCCCGTCGGCCTGCGTCATGATGAGCACACGCAGCAAGTCGTGATCCATTGTCGAAGGCGGTTTACGAAAACCGGTAAACGGAATCACAACCCCACCTTTAGCCGCAAGATGTTCAACGGTGTCAACCTTCCATCGGCCATCCTTGCCAAGGAAAGGCATCCGGTGGTCCGGCGTGCAAATCTGCGCACAGCGAACCGAATCGTAAACATACATAGCGCCGGTATAGTCGAAGGCTAGAGCCTCTGAATCCTGAAACGAAATCGCCTCAGACTCCTTATTCCAAACCGCAATGCGGCCGCCGCTCCACTGGTCTAACCGAACCCAACCGTTGGGCGTAAGTACTTCATGATCCCCGGTAAGGCAGAATCGCCCGGTTCGGCTGGCGCCGCGGAACTGCAGGCACCCGCGCAGACGGCCGTCCTCGCAGGCGGCGTTCAGCACTGACTGAAATTTCTGCACGCTGATTTTGGTAGATGCAATACGAATGCGCAGGAGCTCTTTCACCGGCTCTGGAATGCCCGGCTCAGCGATGCGTTTCTCCACCTCAGCCCGTGTGGCCGAGGGGAGATCGAGCCCCCACTCGGCGCGCAGATACTCAAGAAGCGCATCGCGCTGCGTAGCCGCCGATACCGCACCTCCCGTCAGCTCCTGCGTGCGGGCGGCAAGATGCGTACGATGCCGCGCCGCTGTCACCACCGCGCCCTTCGCCAGTTCTAAATCGATGCACATGCCGCGCGAGTTGATCACGGCATCGAGCGCCTGCAGACGACGCTCCTGCGCAGTGGCGTTCCACTTCGGAAGCTTCTTGTAAATAACGCGCATAGACTCGATGTCGAGCCGCGCGTAGTTCTTGAAGCGCTCCCACTCGGCGGGATGCGTCTGCGGCGTGGCTCGGGTCAGCTTGCAGTTCTTCGGCAAAGGCTTGCAAAAGATCTGAATCAGGCGCTTGCCGTCTTTGACTTTAGTGTGGTCGGCATCAAGGCGAAAGGCTTCACAAAGCTGCTCCAACGATCCGGGGAGCGCATGCTCATAGGCCAGAACCATCGTGTCGATGATCTTCTCGGCGGGAATTTCGCCAAAGCCGTTAGACGCGAACACCCGCCGGTCAAAGTTCATGCCGTTGTGCATGACAACTCTCGCGTCCGGGTCAGCGAAAAGCCTTTTCCACATGCGTTTCAGATCGGCAGGCATCTGCGGATTGCTCACACGGTCCCAAACCTTCGCCGGTTCGTCGTTCTCCGCGTAGCTCCAAAGGATGATCTGGGCATCCTCGGCATAGCGCGCCGCGCCTACCCGCGAGAGATCCTGCGGGCTGAAGGTTTCCGTGTCGACGTAGATCAAGTACATGTCTTTCCCTTTAATGCAAAAGGCCCAAGTCTCGGACGAATGCCACGCACTCGTTAGGGCTCGGCCTTAATGCCTAAAAATCAATTGGGTCGTGAGGAGGCGAATCGCTGTCAACTCTCTCTCTCTCT